AATTAAGAAGGGTTCCCCACCAGGAGGGACGTGAGCAAGCAATGGTTCAGCATCTATGTTGGTTAAAGTCCAAGCTCCAAGCGACGGATCATAGACCAGTGTGCGTCGTTTAGTTAATCCGTCTTCAGTCCAATCAATAGACACATAGAGTCGATTGCGGAACCATGCGAGTTGTGGCGGGGTGTTGAAACGAATCCGACCGTCATCTATCGCAGGTTTAAGTTTGTCAAAGATGTAGTTAAAGTTTGTGCCGTCATACAGATATACGCCCGCTTGATCATGCCAGAAGAACACTCCTAATGGAGTGGACACAGGAGAGCTCAAAGCAACGCTGCCAACGTCACGAGTAAGGGGCACCATCTGAAATGTTTCAGTGTCGTGCCCGAACATGGCGTGAACTGAATTTGATTTAAAGATCAGTAAACGATCCGACATCGGGACAAGGCCAGTGATTTCGTCGCCTCGTTCACCAATGTCGATGTCTGCATAACTTGTTTGTGTCCAAGTTTCTGGATCGTTCAGATGAGACCAACGGATACGAGAGTTGTAATAAATTGAAGACTCTCGAGTCTTGCCAGTCCACATGTGGTTATTCCAGAAAGCCACGTATTGGCTGATTGGGAAGTTTCCTGCAGTGCCATTCAGGTTGGTACCTAAGTCGGTGCCGCTGTTACCTGAACTAACTTTGAAAGAAGTAATATCGCCGCTCACCGCATAGAAAACGTTGTTCATGGTTACGCCATACATGCGACTGCCAGAAGTCCTGGCAGTTTGACCACCTATTGGTGTCCATGCAGAGGAACCTGTAGAGAAAGCAACAACAGTGCCGTGGTTACAAATGATTTCAGATAAGCCACCATCAGTGAAGAAAGACCCGAGCCCTTTCACTGCGCCAAGAGCAGTACCAGCACCGTCAATTACCTCAATGCCTCGACGTAAACGTATGCCCCCTCTTGGGTCAACGTCCACGTTCAACAAGTCTGGTGATTCGTTTTGCGCCAGGTTGAACTGATCTGTCCGATAGTTCAAACCGCCAGCGAAACTAGTCAGTGCTTGAAGCGAGTAATTGCGTGCCATCAGCTACTCCCACGAGTAACGCAAACGCGACCCTAAAGCCACGTTTGAGTCCCAACGTCGGCTACGAGTGCCGTTAAGAATAATTGGTTGCGGAGCAGGAGTGTCCAAAAATCTTGCCCGAAGATTATCGAGTTCTCTGCGGAACATCGCATGGTAAGTAGCTCCCATGTCCAGATCTTCTTGCTGTTCATAAGCTCGAGCACATCCGTAAGTAGCGATCAAAATGTGAAACGGTTCAGGGAACGGCACTGGCTCGTCCCCATCTTGGCTCCCAGCGCCGAACGCTGGCGGGTTAGCCCAGCCACGAACATGGATAGTGACGACTGTCGAAGGTGTTGGATATAGCCGAACTTTGTCTTCCCAAAGACTCCAACGGAAAGGCACTCCAGAACCAGCAGAGCTCAAAGGGTAGCTAAGATCGCCTTCATCTCTGCCTATGTATTCGATTACCGCAGAGGTGTCACGAAGTGACGCTATTTCTCGTAAGCCGTTCGTGACAGCCGCTCCGACAGTTGACAGAGCGTAGTCAGATTGTGCAGGGGAGATAACCGTGTCGAACGTCGTTGACGTTTCAAACCAAGGCCACCTTTTCTCAGAGTAGGTAAGCAAGTCGTACGCTTCGCCAAAGAAGCGATTCATTATGTCTGGTGCAATGTCCTGGTCATCTATCTCGACAACACCGTGAACATAGGAACGCATTTCTTGTATTTGCACAACTCACCCACCGTGTATGACGCAAAGATAAGAACCCTCTTGTGGAGATTTCTGACATTGGTTACCTGCTTTAGTTAACGAAGTGCAGTTGGCAGCAGGCTCGATCACATCTTCAGCAGAGAACGCAGGTTTAATTTCTTTTCCACCGAAAAACGTGTGAGGGTTTTGGGTGGCTCCCTTTCCAGGGTCAGAAGCTAAACGAGTGGACGTTCCGTATGCGATATGTGATTCATAAGCCATGCTGCCTCCTGGCATCAGTTATGGGGGCGGCCGAAACCGCCCCCGCAACGTGGTTGATTAAGCGGTAGCGCCAGTGATGTATCCTTGACGTGCTCGGTTTGAGCATGTCAACTGTCCGTAACACAGGATTTGTGAGAACACAGCATCAAGTGTGTGTGGTCGTACAAACGGTGTGCTTTGGAACCAGGTGTCGGCATGTTTCACAAGTTGCAGATACTTTGTATTTAAGAAGTACATGCGACCTGAGGTACAGTCATCATCATAAGTCACAGGTACTGCACGGTAGACAAGGTTCTGGAAAGAAGCGTCTGCCATTTTGGTATCTGTGTAACGCAACTGTGGTTGCAGCAGGGCTTCATACTTTTCGTACAGAACCCGAGTTGTTATTATGATGGTTGGCTGGTCGTTACCGACTGAGCATTTGTTGTAAATTTCGCCCATTTTGGCGAGAGTTAAAGCTCCACCTTGTGCGTGGTGTTGGCTTGTCCACCAATCGTTAGCGGTACCTGCAGCAGCAGGGTCAATGCCTCCAAGTGCGTTACCTGCAGCCGTCGAATGGTTAATGATGTTGGTAAGACCGTTCCAGTCTTTACCACCGTTACCTGTACCATCGGCGAAGAACATTGTGTTCATCGACTCAATGATTGACTCTTGTGTTTGGAATATTTTTGATTCCAGAAGGTCAATGATTTGCTCGGTTGAGTTGTTCTGTGCTTCCTGTAGACCATTAATAGTTACAGTTGCAGCGAACTGGCCCCAGTCATACTCTGCAGCACTGATACCTGTTTGTGCCGTCACATCAATTGCGTCAAGCCCAGAGTAAGAACCAGCAGTGCTGTTCTTACCGTACAGGACTGGGACAACTATCTTTGCGCCGCCGCCAACAGTACGCATTGTCTGTTGATTGGATAAACTGTAAAATAAAGGTCTCGCAGTGAAAACGTTGTCAGCGAGTTGCGTTTCGTAATTTTTTAGGGTGGTCGACAGAATCTCGTCGAAAGCGGTATTGCCAGCCATTATGGCCTCCTATATGTAAAAGTTATGTGCTTTGGTGTTGTTTCAGAGCCATCGCGAAAGCATCACGCAGAGTCTTCGGTTTATCCGAAGATTCAGGGAAAGCACCGACTTGTTTCGACCCACCAGACTCAACTACTGCCGCTTCTCTTTTCTTCTCAAATACAGACAACTCGCCTCGAAGCTTGTCAGCTTCAGAAGCGACGCTGTTGTAACGCATGTGCGTTAACGCAGCCTCAAGGTTGTTGATTTGATGTTTCAAAGCGTGGCTTAGTAGCTCTTGGCTATCGAAATCTCCGTAACTTTCCTGTAACTGTGACACTTCTTTTTGTATGGCTGTTTGACGGTTAATGCGATCCTGGTCCTCTAACCGAGCTTCAAGTGCAGCAACTTTCTGTGCCATAGGGTCAAGATCTTCGCTATCCCAACTTTCGTCAGAACTATCAACCTTGTTATCCAATGGAATATCAAACGATCGAGCTAACGCCTGCAAAGTACCACTAGGGTCCTTCTCAAGCGCTACTACTATCGCCTCAGCTTGCTGTAAACGTGATCTTTCGGAGGCCAGTTCTTGCGTCTTGCGGGTGTAATCCGACTGACGCTGGTATCCGTCTTGCAGTTCGTTAAGACTGACCTGAGTTGACTCGCCATCGACTTTAACTTCGTATAGGTCGCCACTAGGTTCCTCATTGAATTGCTCTTGGGTTGTGTCAAGATTGTCCACCTCAGCGGATTCTGCAACAACACCTTCTTGTTCTTCAGGCACAAAGCCCTCCTATATAGAGTCCAAAATGGTTGCTCAATAGGAGTGTTCAAGTGTCCCACTTTACGATGCGGGCAAATCCATCCCCATTTGGCCCTGTAATTGGGCTACAAGTTCAGGCGGAACGCCCCCAGTTGGAGCAAAAGCGCCCTCATCTGGAGGAAGAGGCATATTTGCAGGCCCACCAGGCATGGGTTGTGGTTGTTCTTCAGGCATCGGCTGCTGCTGCATCAAGAACCTGTCAGCATCACCGATACCAAACCCAGCCTGAAGCACATGACGCGCTATCGCTGCAGGATCAATAACAGTGCCAATCAAAGGAGCAACAGCGTTCAATAAACTGATCGCCTGCTGTTTACGGATCGTGTCATTCATCGGCTGCGTAGAACCAGCCTCACAAGTGAAATCGTATTCGCCAATAATGTCATCTCGTGAGTAAGGAACCCACAGATCGGCACCACCATTACCATTAACTCGAGCCATCTGCTCGCCAGTCATGTACTGCTGCAACAATTGCATCACCCGTCGAGCAATATGCCCAATCGAAATTTCAATAATCGCAAGTTTGTCAGCAGCACGAGCATTCTGAGCATCAGCAATAATGGACGCCTCAGTTGCAGTACGGCGAGTCTCAGGCAGAGCTCCTCGAGCGTATTCACTGATACCGCTAACAGTATTTATGTCACCCTCAATAATGTTTGAGTAGTTGTAAATCTCGGGAGGTATAGGAGTTTGAGGCATCGGAACCACTGTCTCAGACAGCGGCCGATTCTCGTCAACCACTGGAACCAGACGGTTATCGTCATCAGATTCCAAAGCTTCTCGACCTGCTTCGCTGAAAGCCCGCTCCATATACAAATATTTACGCTGACCACGTTTACGGTCATTCATAAGCTGGGAACGAGTCTTATCTAACTCCAGTTGCAAACTCTCAATGCTTTCCAAATCTCCCATAGGGTAGAACTGGTCAGGGACATCATAGTTACGCAGCATCGTGAAAGGCTGCCCATATGCGTAAGGCATAGGAGTCGGATCGATCAGATAGCCGTCGCTTGTGTCACTGAAAACACAAACAGTGTTATCAGTAATCGAGTAGTACTCCCACACCGTGCAAAGCTGCTCACCGTCATTAAACACTTTCGTTTCATCACGCTGAGGAGGCCCATCGTTGTAGAAACTACCGCCACTATCAGGACCAACATTTTTGCGGGTAGAAACCTTATAGCGAGTATCTTTCTGAACTTCAGTAACAGTACGGATAATGCGTTGACAAATCCAAGCCGCATCATCCATGCACGTAGCTTCAGGGTCAACAAAAATATCGAAAGGGGAGATACGCTCAACAAACGGCTGATCTTGTACGACACGCATTTCCGTATCAGGAATGTTCGCCATAACTTCTTCGTCAGAAGTTACGTCTTCAGCCAACTCAGGATTAGAGAAAGCAAAATCGTCAACCTCTCTAAACATGTCATCAGCGATCTCTGCCTGCTCATAGTTAGACAAAGACATCTCTTGCTCAACGAATCGCCAACCGACTTTCAACCAGCCATGACCAAAAATGAGAAAATCTTTAACGCTTCTGCGGAAAGGATCCCTAAAATCGTGATGCTTCCACAAATGGTTGATAACCGCCTCAACGAATGCGGCACGATCATAGTCCTCTGGAGAGTTCGCTTTAACAACCACCTTAGGGTGGTTAACAGCAACACTCGGAGCGATCACATTGATAGTGCTAAAACTTAAATTAACCGCAATCAGATCTTGCTGCATAGCAGTAGAAGCAGGCCAGTGCTTGCCACGATACAAATCGATCATGCGACGCCAAAGGCTGTCATAACCTTGATCGGAACGCCAGCCTCGTGAACGATTCAACCGTTCACGGTAAAGCTCTAACTTCTCAGCCTTTGACATCCTCGCCATGGGTCACCACGTCGCCTTCTCAGGAAGCTTCTCGATGCTGCGGCCCGCAGCTTTCGCCTCAGCTACAAGTTTTCGTTCACGTTCCCTGATAGTTAAATTCTTTTCATCTGCAGGCAATATGGAACGCAGACCTTGCCCATTGTTTACAGACACAGACTTCAACCGAGCACGCCTGTCATATAGTTCTTGAAGTTCCGCAAGAGGCACCGCCTTACGCCTTTCTAAGACGTAAGCAGTGAACTCCTCAAACGAAACATTTTCTGGCAGTATCGCCATTATTTGGCGTTAGATCCTCGAAGATTTGGTTGTTTGCCTGGCTGAATATCGCCAGTCTTACCAGTCTGATTATCAGGCGAAAAACGAGGAGAAACCTGACCATAAGGCCCTGTTTGGTTAGCTACAGTCAAAGGACCGAAGCGTTGTTTCGGTGAATTAGCTCCACCTGGTTCCCAAATAGGATTAGCAGAAACTGAACCGCCACGTTCCATAACGTTATTTTTGCCTGTATTAGCGCCATCAACTGATCTGGTTGATGAAGTATGTGCAATATTGCGACCCATAATTACTCCAAAAAGTTTGCGTCAATAAAGGCCGTTAGGTGTCCCACGGCGAGTCGAAGCTCCAATAACTGTCCCAGATCCAGGATCTGACTGCTTATTAGCCAACCGAGCGAACCAATCAAGAGTCCAATAATCGTCATGCTTGACTTTGTACTCCGAAGCGTGAGCGTACTTCCTCATCTGATTAGCTAACGCCAAAGCCATAACACGGTCATCGTAA